TTATGTCGAGGCCGGCGCCGACGGCTTCGGCCTCGGCTCGGCGCTGTTCTCGCCCGGCGCGACGCCGGCGACGGTGCGCGACAACGCCCGCCGCTTCGCGGTCGCCTGGGAGCTGATCAGGGCGCGCCAGGCGGCGTGACCGGGCTTCGGCGCTCAGGCCATCACACACGCCAGCGGTCGTACGCGCGCTCGTGTATCCGGGAGAACGGCTGCCCGACCGTCGTTGAGATCAGGAAACGGCGGCGGAGCCAGGCAGAATCGAACCGCCGACCGTTCGTGTGAAGGCGCATCAGCTTGCCAATCGCCCTGCTCATCACGCCTCGGCGATGATCGGGTGAATTTTGCCGGAAAAGGTCTAAGGGCCGACCTCGACTACCGCGTCGCGGAGTCCGCGGACTTGATGTGCCGCCCGCGGCGGGTAAGCGTCGCCGACCTGGAGCAGCTCATCCGCGATGTCGATGTGGCCGCGACAGCGCACCCCGCATGGCATGAGCATAGCCGCGAGCAGACAGCCGACCCATCGAGCCGATGAACGCCTGCCCCCTCCCCGGGCCCCGGTCGCGGAACAGCGACGCCGGTCGGTGTCATAGATAATCGCACATCGATTTTTGTTTCGTTCTCGTCCAATTGATGAGCTGCGACAAAGCATCCGCCTGATCGTCATGGGAGCCGTGCGGAAAAGCGAGGAGTTCCGCTCTGAATTGGTCGAGCCATGCCGCTCTGACAGGGAGGAGAACGCTGCCCGATTCGATGCGTGCCGAGCAGGCGCTCATGCGGACGACCTTGTCGCCCTGGGGCTTTATGGGGATGCAGTAGACGCTGCTGGCCTTGAGGTCCTGGATGAGGCTGGTTCCGGAGCCCTTGTCCTCGATCAAGACCGCCTGCGTTTTCCAGCGCTGCTTTTCGGCAACGATGCGCTTCTTCAGTAATGGATATTCCAGTCGCTCGCGCACGACGTCCAAAATATAGATCTCTTCCGTCGTGACGAGGGCGGTGATTCCAACCGAATAATCCGACAGCTCGGCGGCGGTCGAGGCGGTGTCCCAACTCTGCACGATTTTGTTGGGGAAGCGCTGCTCAGGCAGATGGTCCCAGACTCCAAACCACTTCCATTGGATCATGTTGCCGCCGGCCGGCACCGGCTGCTGCTGATACTGCGCCGAGAACGCCATCGAACCCATGGAGGCGCGAAGAGCCTGCAAGACTTCCCGCGGCTCACGCTCGGGGTGCAGCACGTCATCTACAGGTCGGACATGGAAGCGGTCCGGACCGAGACGCACCTCCTGGAGGTGCTCAGAGATGGCCGGAAGATCGAGATGCATCCAGCCGCCTGCTTTGAGGACGTGCCCGGCAAGGTCGTCGACGTGCAGGCGTTGCATCACGATGATGATCGCGTCCGTCTTCTTATTATCGAGGCGGGACTGCACCGTCTCGTCGAACCAAGTGTTCAGCTTTGTCCGCGCGGCTTCGGAGTGGGCGTCCCCGGCCTTGATCGGGTCGTCGATGATGATGAGGGACCCGCCGCGGCCCGTCAGGGAGCCACCGACCGTGGTGCTCAGGCGGAAGCCCCCTAGCGTCGTCCGCACCTCGGTTTCGGTGTCCTTGCGAGGGTCCAGGCGCATACCCGGGAAGAGATCCTGGTACCAGCGCGCGTTTACAATCGCTCGGAAGCTGTTGGCGTGGGTGATTACAAGATCGCCGGCATAGGAGGCGCAGATGATCTTCCGAGTAGGCTGGTGCCCGAGCATGAACGCCGGGAGGGCAACTGAGGCGAACAATGACTTCAAGCTGCGAGGCGGCATGGTGATGAGGAGCCGCTGACATCGGCCGGTCATGACCTCCCTCAGGTGATAGGCCAGAGCCTCCAAATACCAATTGTGGAGGTAGCCCTGTGACGGTGAGATCTTGTTGAAGCCACGCTCGGCGAAGTCGCCGAAATCCTGGCGCAAGAGCGCTTGGAGGCGGCGATAGGGGGAGACCTCCCGAATCTGCTGGGTGGGCCGGGGTCTCACGGCCTCCTCGCGGCGCCGCGCATTTGCGCGTGCAGGCCTCATGATGGCCTCGGAGCCTTCATGTAGCGAGTCAAGATTAGGTTGTCCTCTTCCGAAAGCTCCTGCGCAGCCGCCTCGATCACCCCTGCCTCTTGCGTCAGACCCGCTTCCTTGGCGAGCCGAACAACCTGCACGACGGCTCTAGGGTCTCCCGTGAGTGCATCATTCATGAGCTTCTGCACGAGCGCATCTAACTTAGGGACTCTGCGGATGCCGCGTGCGGTGCGGATCGAGACCTTTTCCCACAAGGCACCCTCGACGATGGCCTTCAGTCCCTTATGTCCCTTCTTCTTGCCTCGAGGGTTGCCCGACACACCCTTTTGAAAGCCGGGTATGCCTCGGCGGCTTGCAGTAGCCGACCGCGTAGCGTTTGACGCCCTTCTTCGTACTTCCGTCGCGATCCATGAACTTAGCTCTTCGCTGTGCGTTGCAGGCTCCTGGGGCTTCTATTGCGACCCCGAAGTGCCGCGACCTCGTCGAACGTCTTGCCGGTGTCGGCGAGGATCGCGTCGTCCTTGGCGAAGGCCTGCCATCGGCGGATTGCCACGTCGCAGTAGAGCGGATCGATCTCGCCGGCTCGTGCACGCCGGCCGGTCTTCTGGGCTGCGATCAAGATCGTTCCCGAGCCGCAGAAGGCGTCGAGGACGAGCCCGCCCGGCCGTGAGGTGTCCTTGAGCGCGTCGGCCACCATTGCCACGGGCTTGACAGTCGGATGGGTAGCGAGCGCTTCACGCGACTCGCGCGTCGGCGAGTTGATGCCGCGGTAGTTCCAGACGTTTGTGCGGTAGCGCCCGTTCTGGCCGAGTTCGAAGGAGTTCAGATGAGGCCCGGTACCGTTCTTGAAGGCGAAGACGAGTTCATGGCGGGAGCGGTAGAAGCTGCCCATGCCGCCGTTGTCCTTCACCCATACGATCAGATTTTTGAGCTCCGAATAGACCGCGCCGCCGGCCGCCAAAATTTCTGCCAGGTGCCTCCAATCCATGCAGATGAAGTGGATCGAGCCGTCGCGGGTGTGTGCCGCGAGCCGCTCGAATGTGCTCGTCAGAAAGGCGATGAACGCGCCGGCCGACATCTCGCCGGAGGCCATCGCGAACTCGCGGTGGCGGCTGCGGCGGTTGCCAGTCACGTGCCCGCTAATTGGCACGTTATAGGGCGGGTCCGTGAAGACCATCTCGGCTTGCTCGAGACCGCCGCCAGATTGGCTCAGCAACCTCCGATACGTCTCTTCCTCGCGCGCATCGCCGCAAATCAGGCGCGAGCGTCCGAGGATCCAAACGTCGCCCGGTCTGGTCACCGGATCGCCCTCGACCTTCGGCACGCGGTCGTCCTCAGCGCTCTCGGCCGATTGATCGGTGCCGCCCACTTCGAGCAGCTGATCCACTTCCGCGATTGAGAAGCCGGTGAGGTCGATCTCGATCTCTTCGGCTTGCATTAGAAGGTATTCGAGCTCGCCGGCGAGGAGTTCGTCGTCCCAGCCGGCGTTCTGGGCGTGCTTGTTGTCGATGAGGATGTAAGCGCGCTTCTCCGCCGGCGAGAGTGTCGACAGGCGGAGGCACGGCACACTCTTCAAGCCGAGCTGCCGCGCGGCTTCCACCCTCGCGTGGCCGGCCAGGATCATGTTGCCGTCGTCGATCAACACCGGGTTCGTGAACCCGAAGCGTCGGATGCTTGCGGCGATCTGGCCGATTTGCTTCTTCGAATGGGTGCGTGCGTTGCGGGGGTACGGCTGCAGCGCATCTGGGGAAATCATCAGAAGGCGGTCGCCGAGCTCACTGAGAACATTTGTAGCTTGTGTTTGGGTTCTTTTGGGTCGCACTCGCATTTTCGCGAAATCCTCCGGTTCAGGCACGCCGACCGCGGCTTCTTGGTGCGGTTTGGGCAAGGTATTGAGCAAGCGCATACGCCGAGCCCACAAGCTCCAAGCTTGTCGTCGCCATGCCGGGCGGAACCTTTCTGGTGATGAAGCTGACCAACTCGTTATGCCCGCGGCAAACTTCGACGCTATACGGCGAGGCCGAGCTGGGACGCCGATTGGCCCCTGCCCGTGTGACTATCGCCAGAAAGCATGGATCGGTGTTGCCGATGGCAAGCATGCCGGGTCGAGCACGCCGGCTCACTTGGCCTTGGTCAAAGAGCGCCGCTGGGTCCTGCTCCAGAATGCGGCGATGCTCGCCCTCGAGCTTCTGCCTCACTCCCCTCATGACGCGAACGGCCGTTGTTTGGGCCGTGATTCAGAACTCGCAGTCCCACGAGCAGTGCAAAAGCCTCGTACCCCGAAAACCAGATTTCCGTGCCCCGGCCTGGAGCTTCGTCCCCGTAGAAAGCAAAGACATGGCGTGCCGGATTGTCGGACTGAACGTCGCACCCAAGTGCGCGGTCCGTATCGAGAAGCCGTTTGATCCGGGTCCGCACATGCGTCGAAGCGCCGTTCTGATCGCGCGCCAGCACGGCTGCGATCGCCTCGTCCACTTGATTGCGCTTGTACTTCGAACCTGACGTCATGCTGCATTATCACAAGATCGGCCACCGCCCGCAATAGCTCGTAGTTGGGTTTCAAAGTTCGCAGTGCTGCTCGCGCCCCGGTGACATTCCAGCAGCACCGTCAGCGACTCCACGTACGCCAACGCGCGGCTTCATCGCGTCGACCGCCGTCGCGGCGTCCGCCGCCGGGCGTCGGCTTTGCGGCCAGTGTAAGTGCTGCTCGCCTCAATCGCGTGAAGCTGTGGCTCGGGCTGCACCCTGTCGCTTTCCGCCAGAGGCCGGGCGGAGGAGCCCCTGCTGGATGGCGGTGGCCAAGCGGGTCTAGGGACCGGTGTGTGTCCCGGCACTCAGGCTCTACTCGACCCAGCTCAGGGTCGTGTCGTAGGAGTAGCCCGGATTGTTGATGGCCTGGCTGATGCTGTCGACCTGATCGTCATGGCGACCGTACGGAAAGCTGAGGAGCTCCTCCTCGAGAGAGGCGAGCCACGGCGCTTGCGCCGGGAAGAACACCTGCCCGGCTTCGATGCTAGCGGAGGCGACCGACATTCGGCTCACCTTGACACGCTCGGGCTTGATCGGCTTTACGTTGAGGCCGCCCCTCCTCAGCTCAGCGATCAGCGCTGTCCCGACGCCGCTGTCTTCGATCAGGATTTGCGTTGGTCGGTGCACGTCTGCGTGAGCGATCGCGAGCCTCTTCAGGGCCGGATAGTCGTAGCGGCCTCGCAGCACGTCTTTGAGGTAGTACTTACTGTCGTGCACGACCCACGTCGTGCAGACGGAGTAGTCGTTCTGGGCGCCGTCCTTCGATGCCGTATCCCAGCTCTGAATGACTTTCCGGGCGTTCGTCGGCAGCTGCTCCCATCGGCGAAGCCAAACCCGCTGCACCATAGCGCCGCCCGGGGGCACGGGCCGCTGCTGATACTGAGCGGCGAAAGTATCCGAGCCGAGCTGAGTCCTAAGTTTTTCGAGCGCCTCGATCGGCTCACGCTCAGGGTGGAGTACATAACCAATCTCGCGGACGTGGACGTCGCGCTTGCCGGCGCCAATGCGGACGACCTGCCGTTCCTCGGCAATGGCCGGGAGCTCGAGAAGCTCCCATTCATCAGATGACCGGATCAGGTTGCCCGTGAGGTCGTCGAGGTGGACGCGCTGCATGACGATGACGATGCTGCCGCGGACCTTGTCGTCGAGTCGGGACAGCAGGGTGTTCCTGAACCATTCGTTGGCGCGTTCGCGTCTGCTGTCCGAGAGGGCGTCGATGGGCTTGAGCGGGTCGTCGATGATGATGAGGTCGCCTCCGCGGCCGGTCAGTGTGCCCTCGGTCGAGGTCGATAGGCGGAACCCGCCCGCCGTCGTCGCGATCTCCGCCTCGGTGTTCTTGGTCGGCGAAATGCGTGTGGCCGGGAATATCCGCTGATACCACGACGCGGTGAGGATCTGCCGGAAGTCGCGCGCGTGCTTGGCGGCAAGATCCGCGCCGTAGCTGACGCAGATAATGCGCATTCCCGGATAGTGGCCGAGCAGGAACGCAGGTAATGCGACTGAGGTCACGATGGATTTCAGCGAGCGCGGCGGCATATTGATGATGAGTCGCGTCAGCTCGCCCCTTCGGATCCGCTCGAGCTGGTAGGCCAGCGCATCAATATGCCAGTTCGGCTGGTACGGCGTGCCGGGCGAGAGCTCCTGCACGACGCGGTGAACGAAGGCGCGGAAGTCCCGCCTGAGGATTTCGTTCAAGAGAGCGGGCGTCATGGTCGTCGCTTTCCAGCGGGTCATGAGAGCTTCCGCCGTGTCGAGAGCTTCCGCTTGCGCGCCCCGGCGTCCCGGCCGAGGACCGACTCGAGGATCTCGATGTCCTGTGGGCTGAGCTCGGGCGTCTGGGTCGTCTCTGGCTGCGACGAGCGGTATCGCTCGGCCCGATCCATGAGGAAGGCCGCAGCCTTCACGTCGCCGTTCAGGGCCGCGTCGCGGAACCTGCGCATGATCAACTCCTCGGCCGGGACGGAGCGGCGGCGGCCGTGCTGATCAACGACCGCAACCTTACTCGCGAGCGCCTTGTCGGCGGCGGCACCGATGCTGCGAGGCCGTTTCCCCGGGCCTTTCGGATTGCCGCTCTGCCCAGGCTGGAACTGTGTCGCCTTTGGCGGGCGGCCGTAGCCGATCTCGTAGTCGCCCTTCGGCGCCCCCTTCCCTAGTGTGCGTCGCCGCTTCATCTGCGCACCCTCCTCGAGGGGCGTCGACGACGCTTGCCATCGTCCCGCGCCGGCTCCAAGGCGCGCTCGCCGGCGGTGCCGGCCACGCCTGATGTCCCCGCCTTCCCGTCGCTCGAGCGCGCGGCCGCGAGTTCCTCGAAGGTTTCGCCAGTTCCCTCGAGAATGGCGTCGCACTTCGTGTAGGCCTGCCAGCGCCGGATCGAGACGTCGGCGTAAAGAGGGTCGAGCTCGAGGCAGTAGGCGCGCCGGCCGATCCGCTCGGCCGCCACGATCGTGGTGCCGGAGCCGGCGAAGGCGTCGAGCACGATGTCGCCGCGGCGGGAGCAGTCGCGGATCGCGTCGGCGACGAGAGCGACCGGCTTTACGGTCGGGTGCGAAGCGTTGAGCGAACGATGCGATTTTGCAGAATGTCTACGTCGTATATGTCAAAGCGACAGATCACACGGCCTCTTTGAGGCGCACGGGCGATTGCGGATCGAACAACGTCAATACGGCCTCGAACGCGATCGAGCTCCTCTATCCTAGGCACATACCCGCGTGCGAGCCCTCGCCTTAACCGCCTGTCGACGGCGTCGCTCAACAGTTTGGCTATCAGCGCCCACAGCGATGGGCTTTGCTCGACGGTTGCATCAAATCGGCCCGAGATATGCGTCAGATCCCACGCGTAGAGAAGCATATGCCAAATGTTGCGGATCGGGATACCGCCCGCTGGCCCGCTCACGATGGAAACCCATCAAGCAGCAGCTTTTGTGCCTTAGTGATATTGGCGCGCTGGTCGAACCAGTATTCCTCTAAAAGTGGAAGGATCTGAGTCTCGATCACACCCGTATACCAAGCGTCGGGCGAGGCGGCCTGGCGGGGCGTTGGGCAAAAGAAGCTGTGACCAACGGCATAGCTGGACCCGAGGTTGGGATCGGCCGAGATCATTTCGTTGAGCGCAGCCATGCGCTGAGCTATTTCGGTTGCGACTTCGATCGGTAAACCGATCTTACCCACATACGCGCGGAAGCGATCGTCAAAGCATGCTGGGATCGTCTCAAACGCGAACCGACGCCTCAGGGCAAAATCAACAATCGCCAAAGACCGATCGGCCAGGTTCATGGTCCCTATTAGAAACAGATTTTCCGGGACATAGAAAGGCGGCTCCGATTCCCGCGAGTGAACGAGCTTCAGGCCGTGCTCAGGGGAACGCTTATCCCATTCAAGCAGCGTTAGGAGCTCACCGAAAATTTGACTCGGGTTCCCGCGATTGACCTCCTCGATGATCACGACGTGAGGCCGGTTGCTTGGATCCGCGCGCGCAGCCTCAGCGGCTTCCACGAAGGGGCCATCGACAAGAGCGAAAGCTCCGCTTCCGTCCGGCTTAGGGCGCAGACCTCGTACGAAATCTTCGTACGAGGTGGTCTGATGAAACTGTACTCGCGTGACCCGCTCCTCGTCACGTTCGCCCATCAACGCGAACGCGAGGCGCTTGGCAAACCAGGTTTTTCCAACCCCTGGAGGACCTTGCAGAATGAGATTCTTCACGTCGTGAAGTCGAGACAAGAAGCGCGTTAGCTGAGCTTCCGAAACAAACGCACCTTCGGCCGTCATATCCGAGACGCCGTAAGGAGGTGTGGAGGCCTCGTCGTCAAATTCGGCGTCTTCGTCATTCGGCTTTTCAGCTACTGGCGAGGCCACCCCCGATTTTGGTGGGCCGGAAATTTGGCGCTGCCAATACGACTGGCTCACAAACCATTCGTAATTCTGAGTTGCGCCGTAAAAGGTGAACGCAATTAGAAAATCACTATACGGGTTCGCTCCACGCGAGACGCTCCAGAGGGTCCGCCGGTTTGTGAAGAAGTACCATTCCTTTGGCGCAAACGAACTATCCCAGCGCACGTGCACGCGCTGTCCGTCGCCGGGGTTCTCTACGATGGTGCCGATTACCTTGATGCGCATCACCGACACCGACCCGCCATTGGTCGGAAATGGGAGCCCCCGTTTTCTCGTATACGTTGCACTTGATAGCGATGCGCTCGCCGGGTCGCATCGAGCGCACCTCCTCCCTTAATGACCCGTCATGAAACCCGTTCTCCCAAACGCCCTCTGACAAAAAACGCTCGGTCTGATCACCGCCCGGCTGCCAAGATGCACCGACGAACCAAAAGATCGGTGCATCGAGTGGGTCTCTGTCCAGGGATTCCAGAGTCTCGGCGTTTGGAGCTTCATCAGGCGGTGTTTCCGGAGCTGCTGCTGCCATCCAGGCATCGTACGACAGCTGCACATAGTCGGTGCCTCGCGCGGTGATCGCCCGAACTGCATTAAAATAGTTCGTGGAATTCAGTTTTGACGGCGAAGGCAGTCCCAGGTATTTCAGAAGAACCGAGTCGAGACTCGGAAAGATTCTGGGCCGGATCCAGAACAGGCCCATCGTGATGTTGATCCGCACGCCGCGGATGTTGAAGGCGCGATCTAGGGCTACGGCGAACTGAGGATCACTCAGTGGATCCGTGTTCAAAGCCAATTCAAATACGTCCCACAGCGAGGGGATATCCGCCGGATCCCGATCGACGCTGAACGCGAAGAACCAAGTCTTCCGGTTGTCCACAACGGGAACACCTGCGAAACTTCGGGGTACTTCGGTAGCAAGCTTGAAGCGATCCTTGAACGCACGAGCCAATGCGAGGCGCCTTGCGTCTGTGATCCCACGATTGAGCGAGGCAAGAAATGTGAAGGGATCAATCTCAGCAAGCGGCAAATCAACCCCGTTGGGACCTCTATCCGTGAGGGAAGGAACAAGGTGGCCGGCTGCTTTCAGCTCGATTAGCACTTGAATAAGTTCGTGTTGCCGGTTCCGAAACTGCCGAAGCTTGGTTGCCAGCTCTTCGAAGAACGGTACCCAATCGAACAATGGATCGCTCATGTAACCTCGCGCCCTCCAACAACGTCGTCAACGGACTGGACCTTACTGCGACGCGCGGCGTAGACCAGGGGCTTGTGGCGGAGCTCCATGGTGAAATGCAGCTCGGCAGTTGAGCCTTCCACAGTTATTACGTGCTAGCCCATTCCGACAACGTTCAAGGCAACACCGCTCAGCTCGTAAGATCGTGACGCCTCGACTGGACCCATGCGCAGCTCAAGTGCTTGCGAAGCGCAGCGATAGCGCTCCAAGGCATTCAGCAAGGCCGGCGAGCTCCCATCTTTGAGCCATCGGGATTAGAGTCCGACTCGAAACTCATCCTGATTGCGCGAGCCGTCGGGTGAGCAGCATGATCGAGGCGGCGTAGAGGAAGGCTCGGGCGGATTCGAGGGTTGCCTCGAAGTCCTTGGCGAGGCGGCGGTTGCGGCCGATCCAGGCGAAGAAGCGCTCGACGACCCAGCGCCGGGGCTGGACGGCG